CGCCCTGCTCAATCAAAGCCTGCGTCGTCCCAACAGGTGCATTGGCCTGGACGTCAGCAATCTTCTCCTCGCTGGTGGTCACAACCCCCTTCGCGGCGTCCGTCAGCCACGACAGAAGGCTAAACAGGACGGGGGAGGGCGGGTTGAACGGCATCGGCATCGCAAGCTTCTTGATGTCGTCAATGCCTGGCGCCGCCTCAATCTCAGCGACCTGCGTTACCTCAACCTGCACCGATTGCCCGGACAGCTTGGCGCCCTTAAGCTTCAGAAGAGTCGCGGCGTTGTTGATGTGGGCCGAGTCTAGAAGAGCTCGAAGAGAACCGGTAAGAGCAGCAGAAAGTCCGCCAATAAGATGAGGAAGGCCGATAGCGTAAGCACCACGCCAAGGAATGAACTTAAACTCAACGATCCAATCCAGTTTGGCCATCGTCTCATCGCCTTCCTCCCAGTTCCTGTACAACCCGATCGCCTCAGAGTTGTAGTCGTCGATCATCAGGATATAAGGCGCAGACTCACCCTTCGTGTACTCATCGCCCTTGATCTCGAGCCAGGTATATATGTGGTATATACGGCGCAACCCGTCTTCGTTCTCGCTGTGGTTGCGACCCTCAATCTTGTCGGTAGCCTTCTGCGACTTAGTCTGCTCAAGATCAAGCGCGGACGACATCCAGCTAATGTCTTTGTAAAGCCCAGACGCAACCCGGCGGTCGAACTCGTACTGGGTAATGTCGTGGACCTCAGTCACACGCTGCGCCGTATAGAAGTTGGCCGCGGCAAAAGGTAGCAGGACGTTGTCGATCGGCAGGAACTCAGCACAGGGCCGGCGCTTCTTCTCGTCGTACCAGAGCTTCATGTACTGCGAGCCGCCTAGCGGTAGCTGCGTCATCATCTGCTCCTGCTCGTCCCGGAACTCCTCGATCTGCTGCGTAAGCTGCCAGTTCATGAAGTCCCGCTTGCGCTCGGCCGCGGCTAGCTTATTCTCGTCAACGTCACCCAGGATGTTCGTCCGCACAGGGCCATCGGGCGGGAACAACTCCTTGATGGCTCGAGAGGCGAAGTCGATACAGGCCTCAGCCATTACCGGGTGGACGACCTTGCTGGCGCCGCTGAAGTTGGCCCCGCCTGGCGCATCGTTACCTAGGCCAGTGCGGCGGATACCCTCCTCGTACTGCTCATCGCGCTTCTCTCGAGCCCGCCGATCCTTCTCAACCAGCTCAATGTAACGCAGCGCCATCCCGCCAAAGTCCTCGTCCATCTCAAGGTCAAGGTCGTCAGCCAGGTTGCGGTAGAAGTCCTCATTCTCTCGAGGCCCCTCTGTCTTGGTCGTGACCATCGCCCCGCCGTCGGGCAACTCCTCGATGTCCGTATCATCAAACAGTGAGCCAATGTCTTCTGCCGGCGCCGTGTCTGGCTGGCCCTCTACGAAGCGATCGGCCTCGGCGTCAACTGGGAACTGGGTTGGCATTTGTTTGCCCCTTTGCTACGATATATGTCGGTTAAAAAAAGAGGAATCGAAAGTGGACAAGTACGATGAAGCGATAGAGTTTCTGAAGGGCGTGGATCCCGGCAGTTACTTCGATGAGTGCGCCGAACTTATGGAAGAGCTACTCGCCCAGGTTCATAAGAAGAAGCGCCCAAAGCCGCAGCAGTGGACGCCTGAAGAGATTGCCTGGGCGAAGCAGATGGAAGGCAGCATCCGTCACTACATGAAGTCAAGAGGGCGGCTTTAATCACCGCCGTTCTCCGGCCATCGATGTTGCGCTGTAACCAAGAGCGGCGATCGCGGCAGCCGGGGTCATACCCTCGCGAATGAGCTTCACCGCCTTGGGCCAGTCAGCCTCACTGAAGAACCTGCGCGATTCCTGAATGTCGCCTCGAGCCCCGCCGAGCTTGGCATCCCTTAGTGCCTTCTCGCGGATCTGGTTGCGAACAGCCTCAGACTCGCTTAGGTTCTGCGCCACCGACTGTGGTAATTCGGAGAAGTGCGTCAATAGGTCGCTAGTGGCCTCGCCGCTGTATGGTGCCGTTGACAGGTTGCCTTCGGGCCCGCGCTTGCCGATGCCTGGTAGGTACCCGGTTGTGGTCTTGGCCTTCTCCGCCGTGCCTGGGTAAACCTTCGCCACTTCCTTCTTTAGCTTGTTCAGGAACTTGTTGGCCTCTTTTGAGTCCATCGCCGGATCGCCTGGGAACACAACGATCCCGCGGTTAGTGGCCGAGGTATAGAATTTGACGTCCTGCCCCTTCGGCGTGAGCTTTCTGATGGCTTGGTCAATCGCAGTTACTTCCTGCGCGGTCGGCTCGATGGAAGCAGTCGGGTCTGCTAGCTTGTTGGGGTTCAGGCTGCGAGCGTCGAAGACCATCGAGTTCTTGCCCTTAACCCCTTTCATGGTGTTGGGCAGGTTGAAGGCGCCGGCCTCTTGAGCGTCTTGGAATGCGCGGAAGTGCTCGAGCGCCTCCATCATCTTGCGCGACTGCGGATCCATGAAGCCGCCACCGCCGCCAGTGGGGAAGTCCATCAGCGGGCGGGCCATCGTCATTGGATTGTTCTCGACCTCGCCCAGGCTGTTCCGGTACATCCCGCTCATCGTCTCTCGCGATGGGAGCTGGCGGTAGCCCTGTGAGCCGTACAGGATGTCGCGGTTGCCTGCGCCGACCTGAGGGAACTCGGACATCTCAGCCTCTGGTGCCGGCAAGTCCCAGCGACCCTGGCGGCCGTATTCAAGCTTCTCCGCGGGCGTCATAGACAGAACCTGGGGAACGTGCCCGAGCCCGGCACCAGGGACCGCCTCGTGCGTGGCCGTCGCAACGTGCTTGTACATATAGTCGCGGGCGGTGTTGTTCGCGTCCCGCAGCGCCAGCAACTTTCCTGCAAGCCCGTCAGTGTCGCTGTCACCAGAGTACCGGCCCTTCTTACCACGATAGTAGAAATCCTGACCCTTGCCGTAAACCCAGGGCACTTCCTGAATGTGAGGGCCGAACCAGTCAGTGCGCCCGCCAATCCCCAACTGATTAGCTCGGTTCACCTGCAGGGCCGTCTCGGCGTCCATTACCGGATGCATAGTGTCACGCACTCCCTCATGCCACGGGTTTCCTGCTGTATCGGTGTACTGCATCCCCTGGGCGCGGCGGAAGTCGTTAACGCCAAATAGCCCCGTGTTAGGCAGCCGCGGATCGTTCTTGTTCGCGTACTCTTTGATTTTGAAACCCATCCGAGCCGGGCGATCCTGCGCCACCGCCTCATCCAACGTCCGCATTCCTGCGCCGCGGTAGGCCATCTGTGGAACGCCAGCGACCCGGCTGTTCAGGTGCTTAAGCGCAAATCCAAGCTCAGACTCTGGGCTCACGCCGGCCGAGTACACGCCGTGCTGCTCGAGGACGCGGGGAAGCTGATAGGGCTCGACCGTCTCAGCGATGCCAGACTTAGCTCGGTCGTACCAGGTTCCCAGGCGATCGGGATCGGCCAACCGCACCGCCTCAACGGAATCGGCGAAGTCCTTGTCGATCCCCTTGCGCATTGCCGTAATGCCTTGCTTGCTGGTCACGGTGCGCGGGAATCCAATGAAGCCAGATCCAGATGGGCGGATGTGCTCCCCGGCCATCGCGGCATCGAGCACCGCCTGGTCGCCGAGGTCTGCAGCCATCGTGCGGTAGTAGTCCGGCTCCACCTTCTCGCGCTTGCCGCCGCCCTTCTTGCTGGTCTTAGCCTCCGGGCTCTTGCCGGCGCTCTCCTTGGCCATCTTCTCAACCTTCTTCGTCCGCGCCGCTTCCTGCTCCTGCTTCTGCCCGAACTTGGATAGGAAGCTCTGCTCGACGTCAGATCGCGGCACAATAGACAGTGGGCCGGCGCCGGTAGCCTCAGCCAGCCTGCCCGCCATTCGTTCAGCCGCGGGACTCTGCGCTAGGTCAACGACAGCCCTACCTACGGCCGGGGCATCCCTGAGCGTACCCGCAGCGCCTGGCAGCATACCCAATGCGGACGCGCCATAATTGAGAAAGGCGTCTCCGTACCTGCCGGACGCACGATCGTACTCTGCTTGCCTTGCTGCACGAACGCCCTCCTCGAGCCCCTTGGCGGAGCCTAGGAACGGCACGACATCAATCGCACCCATACCGCCGGGGATGCCGCTATCGGCTCCACCAAAGGCCGTCATGGAGAGCCTACGAGCCCGCTCCCGACTAGTGATCTTAGCTAGCTGCTCCTCGAGGAAAGCCTGCGCCTTCTCGGCCTGGGTTAGCTCTCGGCTGCGGACTTCAGGTTCAACACCACGAAGCAGGCGCTCCATCGTCGGGTACGTTACTGGCATATGTCACCTATGCGGCGTAGGGGTTAACGCGCTTCCTGCTGGCGCCGGAGTCCGCGTAGTCGTCTTCGTCGTAGTCATCTCGAGGCGGTGGGTCAATCTCAATCCAGCCCGAGTCTCTAAGGAACCTCAGGCCCTGGCTGGTGCAGTCCACAAAGTCATCGTGGGTCGTCTCAGGGAATGCGCAGAGCTGGCTGACCATACCCTCGGCCCAGTCTCGAACGTAGCCAGGCCTGGTGCTGCTCTCAGGTATCCAGACCCTACCGCGGGCGATTACGTTGCTGACGATGTTGAGTCGCTGCATCTTGTCTGCTTTGCCGGGGTTATATGAGCGAACGGGAAGATGCGCCCTTTGAAGGTCCTGAATGAGGCTGATACCGGCTGACTTATCCTCAACCAGAATGAGGTCAACGCGCTTGCGATCCTTTCCCTCGCCATACACATTGTCGTATTCCTCAATTACCTTAGGCCGTAAATCGGGGTATTGTAATCTATCCTGCCAGCAATCAATGACCATCACAGCCATTGGATCGTCAGTCGGTTTAAATACGCCATAGGTAATACAGGCGGTCGGATCATTTTGCGTCTTTTCAGTATAGGCGCAATCGTAACTCTGGATAATGTATTCAAAGCGCGGGAATGGCTTATCTGCCGGCCATAACTTGAACATATCCCTTTTGACAATGCCGCTCTCTTCAGGATCAATGATCTCGGCGAAGATCTCCTGGCGCCCAAGTTTGGTCCCCTCATACTGCAGGATCTGTCTTTGAAAGTTGGGCGATAGGTTGGCCAGGTTGGTGTACGTCGATGCCGTAGTCACCACCACATCATCGCCGTCCCTGCCGATCAGGTCGATGATCAGGTCTTTGGGTCTGGGCGTTGTGGTGCAGATCATGATCGTCCGCTTACCCAGCCGCAGACCGAACTGGATCTGATCCCATGCCGCTTGCAGATAATCCCAGGCCGCTAGCTCATCCGCCCAGGCAAAGTGGAACTGAGGGCCGCGGAAGCGCTCTGGTTCACTGGCTGGAATGCCCTTGATGAGCGAGCCGTTCTTAAGCTTTAGCTCATGTAGGGATTTGTTGTAGTCCTCTACCAAAATGGGAGGAATGACGTTAAGAAGCCCGCTGTCGCCCTCAAAGCAGGTTCCCCTGACATCAGATGAGGTAGGGGCCGCTACTAGTGCTCGAGTGCCTGGGTTAGACCATGCAAGCCACCCTATCTGCTCCGCGGCCAGTCTCGTTTTTCCGGCTCCCCGGCCTGCGCAGAGCAACCAGATACTCCACCAGTCCCCTGGCGGCATTATCTGGTGCTTATGAGCCTGGGTCAGCCACTTTGCCCGCCACAGGAATGCTGCCTTTTGTTCTTCGGATAACGCCGCAAACTTTGCCTTGACGTTGGGATCCGATAGCGTCTGGATTACGGCATCATTCATTCAAGCCAGTGAGATGACGACACAGTGCCCTGATGGCAGACGTAGGTGACCGTCATCTTGTCGGGGTTGTGTTTATGGAAGAACTTAGGCATCGTCACCTTGCTTACCACGTTATCCGCCCAGAAGTGCTCGGTGTTGGCCTCGAGGTCATTTAGCAGCTCTTCAGCGAACGTCCTGTTAAACGCCATTGATGAGCTAATGCCACCAGGATCATGGGCAGTGAACGGACCGCGGTAATACTCATAGAACCCTGGCTTAACCTTGAGGAGGCCGCCGGTAGAGTTGATTACCATGTAGCTGTTTTGCAGATCCTTAATGCTCTCCTCAATATGATTGGAGCGGTAGATCTCGTCGTGGTCTGCCCAAAAGAAATACTCGCAGCCACTTTCAATCAAGAACCTTAAGGGTATCGAATACCACAGGCACTGGTTCTCGAGCTGCTCAGGCGTATGCATCCAATGGTGGAGATATGGCAGCTCCAGATCCTCAATGGCCCACTGGAAGCTGTCTGGGGTACCGTTCTGGTGAAATGCAACCAGGTCAGGCTTTACGGTCTGTGCTGCGAACTGGAGTGCTGCGAATCTTGCAAAGTCTGGCCGTGAGTAAAGCGGCGTAAAGATACCGATCATTGATCTTCCAGTTGACGCTTAGATTCTAGGTTCGTAATTATGGCGTCAAACACAGTAGTGTCAACCTTAATAGGACCACCATTCTCACCGGTCAACTCAATCTGGGAGCGATCGGACCATCCTGCACGGGACTTTAGCCAGAAGATGGCCGCGGGGATATTCCCGTTCTTCCCTGCATTAAAGAGCGACGTAGCCATCTCTGAGGTGGCATCAATACGTCCATCATCAAGCTCTCTGCGGTACTTACGGACCAGGGTATCTTGAGATATACCGATCTTAGTGGCTATATCCTCATGACGAATGCCAGCAGCCGCTAATGTACGAACTATCGTTTGATTGGCCTCCGTTACATGGTGCATTTTAAAATCTCCGAAAAAAACAAATAGCGACAGCGGCGTCACTTTATATTTATCTTTTCTTTTCTTGTCTTTCTTATCTTTCTGGCAATGCTAGCCCTTACCGTATCTATGTAAAAGACACAGGACCGCTTTACGCTGCTCTGGCAACGCTTCCCAGACTTCTTTCAACCACCCGGCTCTAGGATTCGCCCACCGCCCCCGCTCTGGCTTGCTCGTGTAACGGGGTTTGCAAGCTCCCACCACCGACGGACCGCATGGGAGCGAGCGACCATTATGTCATAAAAATCTTACGTTAGTTGAACTTTGGCCAGAGCATGAGCATACTCTTCTTTGCCCCGCGGCGGACTAGCTCCTTCTCACTAGCTATCAATCCTCCTGGGAGGCCGTAGTATCCTGGGATGTGGAAGTGTGGGACGAGGTTGATGCCGTTGAGTACCAGGCACTTGGTGGCCACTTTAGCTGATGCGATTGTCATGATTTATCCTTGTTAAAGTATGTGAGCCAGAGTTTCTGTCGTTGTTCTGGGAGTTCGAGAAAGAGTCGTGCAGCCAGGTCTGTAACGGATGCGATGGTGAAGTTACTTTTATGGTGCTCACCGACTTCGCACTCGTAAAAACTACGTTCTGTGCTCTTTTCGATGAGGGAGCGAATCTCCTCCAACCGCTTCTTTTGTTCTTGGTAGTAGTCCATCTTATTGGCCCTCGAGCTGCGCGAGTTCTTCTGCTACCCACTGGATTGCCCAGGAGTGTGATGGCTCGTCGATCAGGTTCTGGACCCACTCGAGGTTCTCAAAGCCTGCAACCTTGAACGCCTCGAAGTTGGCGAAGGTCACGAACTGCTCGACGAGGTACTCTTTTGCCCACTCAGCCTCAGGGATTGCTGGGTGGCTGCGGTCTTCCATGATCCGCTTGATTTCTTGCTCGATGTTCATTTCACTGTCCTTTTTGAGGTGGGGGCCTAGACCCCCGGTTGGTTTAATGGCCAAGAAAACGAAAACGGAGATCGTCTTCGGCGGCAGCCCATGCGCGTTTGTCGTACAGTTCGACGTCCCACACGGGCACTTCCACGTCAAGCTGATCG